CTAACGCGGTGGCCAGTTTTTGTTGACCACTTCAACCTCCAGGCGCCAGACGGCCTGACCAATTCGGCTCTCGTGGGGACATTTGGATACCAGCCCATCTTTCGCCAGCTCGATGAGAGCTTTTCGCAGGTCTGCGCTCTTCCACTCCACTCCGGGGAATTTGCGCTCCATCGCGCATCGAATATTCCAGGTAGCCATGCGGAAAGGGTATCCGCTCCCCAGTGTCGCATCCTGCAGCGCAGCAGCGTCAGTCATCACCTGCATGATTTTGCTTTTTACGTCACTCACCTTTCACCTCCTGCGGAGCTGCTGGCGTCGGCATCCAGTGGGTTATCTCGTTTTCGATGGCATCGCCGCAATGATAAAAAGTATGTGTTTTATGACTGTAGTGACCGCTTGTTACTTCTCCAATTTCAGCATCCCATAGGATTACCTGCGTGCGGTCTTCCGGCATCTGCTCGCTTACCGGAATCCATTTACCCGGCACTGCCGGCGCTGGCTGCGCGTGGCGATAGAGCGGCGCTATGTTTCGCTCTATGTCGGTAATGACGCTCCAAATTGGGACTGACTCGACGCCTTGTTTCGCCATATCACGATAACTGTCGGCATACGCCAGCACAGGATTGCGATCCGGCTCGCTGTCCGCTGCCGGCTGCGCTGGCGGCATATCTGGACCTTTGCGAATAGCCTTTGCCAGCTCGATAGGGTCATCGTACAGCCAGTCTCCTGTTTCAGGGTGATTGGCTTCTGCCAGTTGGGCGGCCCACTCCAGACCGTCTTTGTGCCCCTGTAGGTAGTCAAGCGGCAGACACTCAGACTCGCTGTCCATTGCGGCCAGCGCCATGCTGGCGAGATACGATGCCTCACCACACTGCACGTGATCGGTTTCAATAATTTCGAGTAACTGTTCTCTGGTTATGGTTGATTTGGTCATTGGGCTATTCCTCCACGCTTATATCTACGGAAACTTTCATCTTCCCTGCGGTGACCTCAAAGCCAGTAACATCCGCATTAAGCATGTATTCCGAGATAACAATGGCGAGTAGCTTTAGTTTTGCGTCAGTGTTGTTGCCATTAAGTTCTTCCAGGAGCTCGATAACCGGCTCCATGTGTTCACCCATTTTCATCACTCAGCCTCCACCTTGATGCCAGCGTCGGCCAGCGCTACCTTTACGTCCTGGCTGTAGTTATAAACGCCATCAGACCAGACATATCTGTCCCCAGATACAATCTGCCGTAAGTCTGGCAGCTTCACGGTGCGGGACTCCAGCTCGGCGATGCGCTGGCGCAGTGCTTCAATCTCCATCTCTGCAGCATCGGCATAATGGACGTTTTCATGCTCCAGCGGCGGCAGGTCTGGGGTTTTCACGCCAAACAGCGCAGCCAATGCGCGATAGTTCTGCTCGCTGTGATAGCGACCTTTGCAGCGAACCAGCTTTTCTGCTGCTGCGCGGATGGCCTCAAGCTCATCAATTTTCACGTCGCTTTCGCAAGCCTGCTCATGTATCCGGGACGCCACCCGATGCCAACGGCGCTCGGCTGCCTTCGCCGTCTCCAGAGCCTCTACCAGCGCGAGGATGTTGTCCGGACTTGATAGCTCGTACCACTGGTTTAGCGTTGCGATATCAATATCGACCTGTTCACCCTCATGCTGTGAAAGGTCAATTAGTTCGTCGCCTGGGAATGCTTTTAGGCGGTCGATAGCATCGGCGGTTGTATTGGCCGCCGCTTTCAGGCTCTTCGCCAGTTCGGTGATATCAGTCATTGGCTTTTCCCTCGCTGCGGAACATCATGATTGTCAGGTCGCCTTTAGTGGCCAGGCGAACGGTAGAGCCAGGTTCCATGCTGTTGAGTTCAAATGCGTCATAAAACTCATTCACAGCTTTCTGGCGGCGAGATTCCTTACGACGCTTGTCCCACTGCCTCAGAGCATTTTTGGTAATCCACTGGCCTGTTTTAACCATGATGTATGCCCATCCAAGAATGGCTAAACCGGTATTGAGATAAGTGGCGATGCTCATTTCCCGGCCCCCTCGCGCAGTCTTGCGGCAGTCCCGTAGCAAATTTCAGCCGCATCCTGCATCATCAGGCGTTCAACCACTGGCATGTGCTGTGCTTCCAGTTTCAGATAATCACCGGCAGCTTTAGCCCCATCAGCCTTAATCCCGGATACGATGCTGTCGGTGGCGGGGGTTTCCATCGCAGCTTTCAGCACATCGACGTACCATTCGTGGTACCGGTAATCCAGCATCCCGTCGGCCTGCTCAACCCACATATCGGGTGCGGTAGCAAATTCCACAGCCTGCTTCAACGCCACATTCTCCGCAGCCAGCTGCTTAAACGCTTTCGCCAGCTTCAGGAACTTCTGCTCTCTGATCGACGGCTCGCCTGCGCTCTCCAGGGAGGCGATGAGCTCGTTTACTGCCTGTAATGTGATAGTCATTTGGCGGCTCCTTCGGTAAGCATGGCGATGATTTCTTCCGGGGTCTCTTTCACGTCAATGCGCTCTCCGGAGGTCATTTTCAGGATTGTCAGACCAGCGAAATACATGCTGGCGATGTGGTCTGCAGCAACAAATACGGGCTCGTAGACTGTTTCTGGTTCCCAACCGTATGCACCCTGGTGCTGTACCACGATTTTTTGTGTTAATTTCAGAAAAATCATTTCCTTACTCCCGCCAGGCACTGGTTAAACAGGTTGGTCATTGGGTTTACGCCGCCAGGACGCTGGCGATACTGAACAGACGGATCGCTTTCGGTTACGGCTGTTGTGTCGATCAGGGTGTAGCGGTAGCTCCTGCACTCACCCTCACGCTTAACCTGGCCGTCACGGTGCATCTGCCACAGGGAGGAATTGACCACTGAAGAGTCAAGGCCGGTACCGCGGCGGATATCCTGAAAGCTGCAGCCTGGATGCTGGCCGATGAAGTTAATAACGGCTTGTTTGCCAGAGTTCTTTTTCATGACCGCCCTCTCCCCAGTCCAAATTTCGCCCGAATTTCTGCGATTTTGTTTAACCCCTGCTCCTGACTTAATGGCCGGCCACCAAGTTTTGGAATCTGCTTAACCGGCTCTGGAATCGCTTCTCCTGCGTTTAAACGACGCACCATACGCATCAGCTCATCCTGAGCCTTGCGGCGCAGCTCAGCGTCGCTGAGGCCGTTTGCGCGCATGTCTGCGTACAGTCCAGTAACCATCCAGTAGCAGGCCTTGTGCTTCAGCGTTACCGGCGTGACGTTGTGCTCTGGCCACGGATAGGACTCAGCATCCGGGTATTGCCCGCGGGTCCGGCAGTACTGGTAAACCATATCGACCAGCTCCACTGCATCCGGCAGTCCGGCAGATACGGCTGATTCCGATTTGCACCAGGCGACAAACTGACCCGGCGATGGCATGAATGGACGATCCTGTTTGCGGGCAACGCGCATTCCGGCGTTGATTTGCTCCATGGAGACAATCCCGTTTTCCTTGAACGCCAGAAGCCACTGCCGGCGCATCTCGTTCATCTCCTCGGGTGTTTTGCTGGCCAGCGCCGGGAACACAGCGAGCAACTGGCGGAACAGTTCGTTGAAGATCTCCGCAGTCTTTGCCGCCTGGCGCTTTACTGCCTGCTCGTCCTGCATTTCAGGAAGCCCGGCAGCCACGCGCTGGAAGTTTTCCCGGTCGAAGTTGTGCATGCTTTCAGCGATTGATTTCATTCGAGCACCCCATAAATCCAGTCAGTGTTGTTCAGGTCGACTTTTGGCTTCCCGGCAACCTGAACCCCTGGCGCGCTGCGCTGCATGGTCAGCTTGTCCCACTGCTTGCGCAGCGCATCAGGGCTCAGGATGTTGCGATGCCAGAACGAGTCTTTGCTGGCCCAGTCGTACATGGCGCAGATATCCTGGTGGCTGCGGTTGTCGATCTGACGCATCAGTCGAACCGTGTTTGACCAGGCGGTAATGTCAGGGGCTTTGCAGGTTGGGTTGATCATCCTGACCCTGGAGAAAATCCACTCGGCAACCCGAAGGTCTTCAGCGGTTCCCCACTTGCTTCCGCTAGGTGTGTAAACCGCAGCATCAGGATGAGCAGACAAAAATTTCTTCAGGCGGGCGTCAGAGGATTCGCCAGAATTCTCGGACGAAGATCTTTTAATGTTTTTATTCTTGTTATTACCTTCTTGTTCATGTTGTGCGGTTGTTTGTGCAGCTTCATGTGCGCCATCATGTGCGGGTACCACCTTCAAACCCGCGCCATTGCTGGGCTCGTCATGTGCGCAGGTATGTGCGGCTTCATGTGCGGCTTCATGTGCGGGTAAATTGTCTGTTTTTTGAGCATATTCTGCAAAATTTGTGATGGTGATCACTCTCCCTTTTTGCTTCTCACCTTCGATAGAAATCATCCCTTCGCGCACAAAAACGGCCAGCATTCTCTCCACTGAATCGCGACTAGTAGGATTCCCTTTCCGATCGCAAAGCTGCAGCCCTAAATCGGCCGCTGTGACCACCAGTTGACCGGGCAGCAGTGACCACTCATGACCTTTGAAAGTCGCTCTGAATGGCTGACGAGCAGCATTAAGCAGCAGGTTTTCCCACAGGGTTCTGAGGTACACATCTTTTGCCCAGGACTGCTTGAGAACGCTCCGGTACAACGGGATGTAGCCAGATTTCTGGTTTTCCATCCGGTTGCTCCTGAATTGCCCCGGCGCGGCGCCGGGAAACTTGAGTATTTCTGCGGTGTTCATGCTTCACTCTCCCAGCCGGCCTCTTTCAGGAATTCGCGATAGTTGTCCAGGATGGCGCGCGCATCAGCTGGTAGTTCAATGTCAGCCTGATCAGCGACTATCTGGATAAACTGGCGCGCCTTTGCTGCGCTAAACTGCGGCAGCGCCGCGCTGCGGGTTAATTTCGATTTACCTGACGCTCTGGCCTTATCCATCTGGCGAACAGCTACAGAGGCCGCCTGGGGGCCGTGCTCGCGGGAGAGTGCAACCGCGGTTGTTGGGGATACCTCGCCGGCACGCACCATGCTGATTAGCTCTTCTCCGCAGGTCAGCAAATGCAGGTGATAGTCGACGTCGGACAGAGAACGCTTAACCTTCTTCGCGATTTCGTCCGGCTCCCACCCCTGATTTCTCAAACGCTGATATGCAGTTGCGCGTTCCAGAGCAGTGAGAGGCTTGCCCTGGTTTCTGGTGACCATGAAGGCGATCCGGTCAGCTTCGCTACCGACAAAGTCTTTGCACTCAAGGCGGATGATGTCAGCACCTGCTTTCGTCGCTTCAATGGCGCCGTAATAGCGGTGGTGGCCGTCGATAACCTTCACGCCCTTCTCGGTAACCTGGACGTCCAGCGGAGGCACCGATTCGCCAGCGATAAACGCATCGCGGAACTCAGCGACGTGATCCTGGTCGATTTCGCGGATATTCAGGCCGGGCTCGACGTACAGCTCTGACAAAGGAACGGTGTAAGTTTTGTTAACCACCGTTCCGGTGCCGTTTTTGTCTTTGTGCTTGTAAAGCTGGTAAAGTGAACTCATAATTACTCCTGTGAATTGATCCAGTTAATTCGCGTAGAAAGCCGTTAGTGTTGCTGCACTGCGGCTTTCGCCTTTCTGTTCCCACTCATGCTTCAAAATCACCTTTCTCTCCCGGTCTGTTAGAAATCAGGATGGCCAGCAGCAGCGACATGTTCGGCAGCAGGTTTTCCCGCCAGCGACTCACCGTCGACTTATTCACTCCGGCCACTTTGGCGATATTCGTGGTTCCCAGTTCAGCTATCTGGCTGTGTAACCAGCTTTCTATCCTGCGAGCCTCCACTTTGTTGCGTGTCGTTGAACTCTCCATTTGTGATACTTCCTCTGTGTTGTTTGAAAGGCCGCCGGTTAGGCGGCTTTAGGCTTGCTGACTTCCCGGATCTGAGCAGCAGTAAACTGGCCGCCAGAAGCGAGAGCGATCTTTTCTGCGTAGTTGGTTTCGTCGGTGTAATCCGTCCTCGGAAGGCTTCCGTTAGCAATCCATTTGTAAATTGCGCGCGGCGAACAACCACAGGCCTCAGCTACGACAGGAACCCGAATCTTTTTGATGATTTCGCCAAGACTATTCGGTGCCATGTTTAACCCTCGATAATGAACTGTAAGTACATATTATGTCGGAACTGATAGTTCACGCAAGTGATATTATGATTGAACATATGGTTCATGAAGAAAGAGCGCGAAAAGAATTCTCTCAGAGGCTAGCGCTGGCCTGCGATAAAGCTGGATTGATACCACATGGTCGACAGGCTGAGATCGCCAAGAGAATGAAGTTGACACCTAAAGCCGTGAGCAAATGGTTTAACGGGGAGTCAATACCAAGACGAGGAACGCTTCAGGCCTTAGCGTCTCATATAGGCACGTCTGCATCCTACCTACTTGGCGATGCTGACGATGATGGTATTGAACCAGGATCGGCAACCAATCGAAAAGACATCTTTAGGATTGACCTCTTGGATATCGCCGTCAGCGCTGGTCCAGGGGTGATAAACCAAGAGTTCGTTGAGATACTCCGTTCAGTTGAGTATGCGCCAGCTGAGGCTAACCATATGTTTGATGGGCGCAAAGCTGAGAACATCAGGATTATCAACGTTCGCGGCGACAGTATGTCAGGTACGATTGAGCCGGGAGATCTGTTGTTCGTCGACGTCAGCGTAAGGAAGTTTGACGGTGATGGAATTTACGCCTTCCTGTACGACGACACTGCACATGTTAAGCGCCTGCAAAAGATGAAGGACAAGCTGCTGGTTATATCTGACAACAAGAGCTATGCCCCTTGGGAACCGATCGAGAAAGATGAGATGAATCGGGTGTTCGTGTTCGGCAAGGTGATCGGCAGCATGCCGCAGACGTACAGGAAGCACGGGTAAAGCCTTAGCACGCAGAGGAAGCATGTCTGATCTGATTATCCCAATACTCATTACTTTGCTGATTATCGGACTGGTTGGGATCGTGCTCAGGCTAGATAAGATTTTCTTCAAGCGAAGGGATGAGCGGGATGACTTTGAATAAGCCAGACCGGTAATTGCAAACTGCAGCATAACTTTTGATCCGGCCACCGCGCCGGATTTTTACTGCCCTACTCTTCCCTCAGCATCAGCACGTCCAGTGCCAGCTCCACTGCCAAACAACCCCTACCAAAAACAAAACATAAAATAATTATACTTTAAGTTCATTGACTTACATTGAAATGAACTATTACCAAATCAAAAATGTACTTTTGGTACTTTACATTGATGAACCATTAGTACATTATCATCTCATCCAAACAACACCGGCAACGCCGGGGTGAAGTCAAAACGTCCCGTTAGCCGCGATAAGGCAAAGGTGAAGAGATGACCGCAAAAAAATATGCCCTTGAGTGCAATTCCGAGTATCTCCGGTACCGCGAGAAATGCCGCAATACTCGCCGAGGTGATGGGGTTCATGACCTGTGGGTTAAATTGGCATGGCTTAATCGTCGTGACGCAAGGGCGTGGGCTTCTCAGGCTGCATGAGATTAATTTTCGAGGTACTGAAGAATGATCCGAGAACACGAAGTACCTGCATGGCACCGGTTCTGCTTAAAGGTTGCTCTGCTTGTGATTGCGGTTGCATGGGTAAGCTTTGAATTTTGCTGGGGTGTCGCATGAGCAAACAAGGCATTCGTTCACTGATTTACTGCCTGCTGATCTGCGGCGTTATCTGGACAGCGTTGATTATCAAAATTCTGCACGTTACGGGGGTGTTCAATGGTTAGTCATCATTACGGGACACAGACCGTTAACCGCGGCGCCGTTCTCCCAGGGATGCTCGTTAAGCATCGGGAAAGCACCTGGACAGCATCAGCAAATAAACGCGGCCGCCTCTACCTGCATCGCGGGATTGAGCGGACTTACACAACCGACTTGCTGGTTGAAGTTTATCTGAACGGGTTGGGACAAGGTCTCAGCCGGTAATCGAAACGAAGAATTTAACTGAGCTATCAGGCGGCTTTCATCGCGCCGGGGATTCTTACAACCAAATTTCAGGAGCGAGCTATGAACGCATACCGCGCATACGACGCTATCGAAGAACGGAAATGGGTTGAGCAGTCGCTCACCGAAGAGAAGCAAAAGTGGATTGACGATCGGGCGCAGGAAATTATCGACGCCCTGCCGAAAGAACCGTCAGGCCTGTTCCGCTTCTCTGTGCCGATGGACAAAAGCCCATACGAAGGCCTCCGCAGCGATGCAGCTGGCGAGGCATATAACGATCTCATCTCGGCAGTAGCTTACGCCCAGGCGGAATACGACTGGGATCACCGCACCGGCTGCCCGTTTTAACTTTGAGGAATAGCAATGGCTAACGAACTTGTGATTACTGCCAGCTCTCTTGCTGAGCGAGGCATTGACGGCGCCACCTGGAGCGCCCTCAAAAACAGTATTTACCCTGGCGCCAAAGACGAATCGGTGATGATGGCACTGGACTACTGCCGGGCCAGAAACCTTGATCCGCTTCTTAAGCCCGTTCATCTGGTGCCAATGAGTGTTAAGGACTCGAAGTCAGGTAAAAGCGAGTGGCGCGATGTGGTTATGCCAGGCATCGGGCTTTATCGGATTCAGGCCGATCGCTCCGGTGATTACGCTGGCGCAAAAGAACCAGAGTTCGGCCCGGACGTCACTCTGACGCTTACCGGTATTGAAGTGACCGTACCTCAATGGTGCAAGTACACGGTCAGCAAACGCATGCCAAGCGGGGAAATCGTCGAATTCAGCGCGAAAGAATACTGGGTTGAGAACTATGCCACCGCCGGCCGCGACACTACCGCGCCAAACGCAATGTGGAAAAAGCGCCCTTACGGCCAGTTGGCTAAGTGTGCTGAGGCCCAGGCTCTGCGTAAGGCGTGGCCTGAAATTGGCCAGCAGCCCACTGCAGAAGAGATGGAAGGTAAAACGCTGGAAGTGGATGCGCGTGACGTGACGCCGCGCAGCACGACAGAGGCGCTCCCCCTGGTGGCCAGTGAGGAAACGCTGCAGGCAATTACCGACCTCCTGACGTCCCTGAATAAGGACTGGGAGCAGGACTTCCTGCCTCTGTGCAGCAACATCTTCAAGCGTGACATTTTCCAGGCATCACAGCTCACCGAAGAAGAAGCGCAGAAAGGCTTTAGCTTCCTCCAGAAAAAAGCGCAGGTGGCAGCATGACACCAGAAATTATCCTCGAGCGAACTGGCATTGACGTTACCCGCGTTGAACAGGGAGATGATTCCTGGCACCGCTTACGCCTGGGCGTGATCACCGCCTCGGAAGTTCACAACGTCATTTCTAAGCCCAAGTCAGGCAAAAAATGGGCTGATATGAAGATGTCCTACTTCCTTACGCTCCTTGCCGAAGTGTGCACCGGCGTGGCGCCGGAAGTTAACGCCAAGGCGCTGGCCTGGGGGAAACAGTATGAGGCCGATGCTCGCACCCTGTTTGAGTTCACCACCGACGTGCAGGTAACCGAGTCGCCGATCCTTTTCCGTGACGAAGGCATGCGTACCGCCTGCTCACCTGATGGGCTGTGCAGTGATGGTCGCGGCCTTGAGCTGAAGTGCCCTTTCACCTCTCGCGACTTCATGAAATTCAGGCTTGGCGGCTTCGAGGCTATCAAATCCGCCTATATGGCCCAGGTGCAATTCAGCATGTGGGTAACCGGGAAGGATGCCTGGTATTTCGCGAATTATGACCCTCGCATGAAGCGAGAAGGCATTCACCATGTCGTTGTTGAGCGCGACGACAAATACATGTCCGACTTCAACGAAATGGTGCCGGAGTTCATCAGCAAGATGGATGAATCGCTGGCAGAGATCGGCTTTACCTTCGGGGAGCAGTGGAAATGAAACGCACTCCATTTTACCGCAGGCCCGGAAAAGCAGGGAAATTCTCCGGCCTTCGCGAGCGCGTGATCTGGATGATTCAGACGCGCGGCCGCCCTGTAACCGGTAGCGAAATAGCGGAGAAGTTCGGCGTAACGCTTGTCGAATTTAACCGCGTTGCGAACGGCATAACCAGGGGAGAAGGCCGTATTGCACAGCTGATCGCATCGGAAACCTGGCTCAACGAGGACGGCATCTGCGATCGCACCTTTGACCTGATCACAAGGCCAAAGGTCATTACCCCGCAGGGTAAAACTCGCCTGTTCACTAAGCGCTCGATAGCTCAGGCCGCCTCTGGCAACCGTCAGAAATGTATAGATAAAGCGGCACGTCGCCGCCGGCTTATCGCATCTGGCCTCTATATCGATGAAATGGAGTCAGTCCTATGAACCGCTACTCACTTATCTATGCTGACCCGGCCTGGTCTTACGGGAACACGATAAGCAACGGCGCCGCCGTCGACCACTACCCCACCATGAGCTTGCTCGATATGAAGCGGCTCCCGGTATGGGAGCTCGCCGCGGATAACGCTGTGCTGGCGATGTGGTACACCGGCACCCACAACCAGGAGGCGATCGAGCTGGCCGAGGCCTGGGGATTTACGGTGCGCACGATGAAGGGCTTCACCTGGGTGAAGTTGAACCAGCTGGCCGAACTGCGCATTACCAAGGCTCTGACAGAGGGCGATGTGACCGATTTTTACGACTTCCTCGACCTGCTGAATGCCGAGACACGCATGAACGGTGGAAACCACACTCGCGCCAACACCGAAGACGTGCTGATCGCCACCCGCGGCACCGGGCTGGAGCGCAAGCACGCCGGCATTAAGCAGGTGGTCTACAGCCCGCTCGGAGCGCACAGCGAGAAACCGTGGGAAGTTCGGCACCGACTGGAACTGCTCTACGGCGATGTGCCGCGGATTGAGCTTTTCAGCCGCAGCGCAGCGCCAGGCTGGAGTCACTGGGGCAACCAGTGCGCCACCGCTTCCGTTGAGCTGATCCCCGGCTGCGCCATCGACGTTGTGAAGACGGAGGCAGCATGACGCCAGAAGAAAAAGAAAACGCCCTCCACGCCCAGGCTCGTCGCTGCGCAGAAGAGATAACCAAAGCGATGAGCGTAAAGCCTAAACCGAAGTGGAACGCTGTATGCCCACCCATCCTTCGCAAGCACTACGAGAAGGTCCGGCCTATGGGTGTCAGCCTGGTGAAATTTGTCAGTGTTATTGGTCGTCTTAGCGGCCGCTACGGAGTGGAATCATGAAGGTAGAAAAAAGCGATGTTCTGGCATTTACCATTTCCGATGTTGAACGCCTCGACCCTGTCAGGGTGGTCATTGAAAACTACGAGCCAGGAAAGGGGCGCATCACTGTAACCTGCTTCGGAAAGGCGTGGACCGGTGCCTGGTTTGCTATGGGCGGAGACACCGTTCAGGAGTTCATTAAGCGTGTCAGCAATGACTACCTTATCGGCTATTTCGATCCGCAACTGCAAAGCACAGTTGATGATGATAACGACGCCAACCTTGAATTTGTAAAGGGTGAAATCATCAAACTCCGGCGTCAGCAGGAAATCGATGCTGAGGAAGCCAGGGATATGTGGGTAGAGGCAGAAAACGCTGAGGATGTGAAGGGAAGCTGCTGCGATTGTCGCATCGGTAATAAGTTGCCTGGTCTGCTTGGTGATGATCCGTGGTATGCAAAATGGCCGGCAGTGCCAAACCACAATTATCAATATCTCGAACGCATCATTGACGCGGTACGTGGCGGGCTCGCAGAACTGGAGTGTGCAGCATGAGCGCAGAAATCATCGATCAGGCCAACGAGCTGGCAGAGCGCCGGCTGGAAATGACCATCCAGAACATGCGGATCAACCGCAACGCAGTTTCAGCTACTCACTGCCTCGACTGCGGGGAAGAGATACCCGAGCGGCGCCGGGAACTGGTGGCGGGCTGCCAGCGCTGCGCTGACTGTCAAGAAGAAGAGGAATTACGCGGTAAGCATCGGAGGTGATATGGCATCTGACAAACCGATAACAGCACAGCAGGCCGCCGATTTGCTCATCGTGTCGGCGCGGGTGATCTACCGCCTGATTGATTCTGGAGAACTCGCCGGCCGCAAGGTCGGCAACAAGTACAGAACTACCGAGGCTGCGTGTATTGCATATTTGAAAACCCCGCGCGATCCTGTCATCGCGAACGCGGGTGAACATAAAGGAGAAGTTTTATGTCAATCACCCTCAGGGGCGGCGTGTGGCACTGTCATTTCTTTACGCCGTCAGGAAAAAGAGTTAGGCGATCTCTTGGCACGGGGGACAAAAAGCAGGCTCAGGAGCTCCACGACAAGCTGAAGGCGGAAGCGTGGCGGGTTGATCAGATCGGCGATCTGCCCGTCAGAACCTTCGAAGAATGCTGTATCCGGTGGTTGCGGGAAAAGGACCATAAGCGATCGCTGGATGATGACAAAACCAAAATTGAGTTTTGGCTGCAGCATTTTTCCGGCCGTGATGTCTCGAAGATAACGGCGGAGGAAGTTCATGAAGCCGTTAATGGGATGATCAACCGTAAACACCTGCAGGTGTGGGAGAGTAAGCGTGATGCCGCGCTGAGGAAGGGTAAGCCGGTTCCGGAGTACAAACCACGGAAGGTTTCGCAGGCGACGAAGGCGCAACACCTTTCCTTCATTCGTTCCCTTCTCAGGGCCGCGGCGAATGACTGGGGCTGGATAAAAACAGCTCCTGTTATCAAAACCCGCAAGCCGATCAGTAAGCGGATACGATGGCTGACCAGAGAAGAAGCTGAGCGGTTGATCGAGTGCATGCCGGAGAGCATTAAGCCAGTGGTGATATTTGCACTGGCAACCGGCCTGCGCCGCTCAAACATCATCGGGCTTGAGTGGCAGCAGGTCGATATGCAGAGAAAGGTTGCATGGGTAAATCCGGAGAACGCAAAAGCGGGCAAGGCGATTGGCGTGGCTCTGAATGATACCGCATGCAGGGTATTAAGGGATCAGATAGGGAAGCACTCCCGGTGGGTGTTCGTTCACACCACGGCAAAACATCGCCCTGATGGAACGCTGACGCCCGCGGTTAGAAAAATGCGGGTGGATGACAATAACGCCTGGCGCGCCGGGTTGAAAAAAGCGGGGATCGAGGATTTCCGTTTTCACGACCTCCGGCACACCTGGGCGAGCTGGCTAATTCAGTCCGGAGTCCCGCTTTCTGTACTGCAGGAAATGGGAGGATGGGAGAGCATCGAGATGGTGCGTCGTTATGCTCACCTGGCGCCGAACCACCTGACCGAACACGCACGGAAAATTGACGCTATTTTTGGCGCTAGCGACACAAATACGACACAAGGAGGAAATCAGGCTGGCTTAAAACTGGCGTAAGTTATTGTTTCTTAATGGCACGCCCTACAGGATTCGAACCTGTGACCTACGGCTTAGAAGGCCGTTGCTCTATCCAGCTGAGCTAAGGGCGCCCTGAGAAGCGAGTGCTTCGCGGAGTGAAACGCGTGGAATTATACGGTCCACGTCGGTTGAGTCAATCCATTTTGCCAGGAAACTGCGGGGCTTATACGACGCTGGCGAAATATCCTCCACCAACTGTACAAGAAGCATACCGCCGGGCCTAATGCGCGCGTAAATCGACTCAGTGGCCAGGCGCAACGCACCAATAACCATGTAATAACCATGGTCATAACAGGCTAAATTAGCCTCAGACAGGATAAAACAGCAAACGAGGACTGACAGCGAGGCCCGCTTCTGACAAAATATCCTCATCCCCCTTTCGTAAAGATACAGATGGAATCCTCTCTCTGATGGCAGCAAAAATTATTGACGGTAAAACGATTGCGCAGCAGGTACGCTCTGAGGTTGCGGAAAAAGTGAAGGCTCGCGTTGCGGCCGGAAAACGCGCCCCTGGGCTGGCCGTCGTGCTGGTCGGCAGCAACCCGGCCTCGCAGATTTATGTCGGCAGCAAGCGCAAAGCATGTGAAGAAGTGGGCTTCGTCTCCCGCTCTTACGATCTCCCGGAAACCACCAGCGAAGCCGAGCTGCTGGAGCTTATCGACACTCTGAATGCCGATAAGACCATCGACGGTATTCTGGTTCAGCTGCCCCTGCCGGCAGGGATCGATAACGTCAAAGTTCTCGAGCGCATCGCGCCGGATAAAGACGTCGACGGCTTCCATCCTTACAACGTTGGCCGCCTGTGCCAGCGCGCGCCGCGCCTGCGTCCGTGCACTCCGCGCGGTATCGTGACCTTGCTGGAACGCTATAATATCGACACCTACGGCCTCAATGCGGTGGTCATTGGCGCTTCCAATATCGTCGGTCGCCCGATGAGCATGGAGCTGCTGCTGGCCGGCTGCACCACCACCGTCACCCACCGCTTTACAAAAAACCTGCGCCATCATGTCGAAAACGCCGACCTGCTGATCGTCGCGGTGGGCAAACCGGGCTTTATTCCTGGCGAGTGGATTAAAGAAGGGGCGATTGTGGTCGATGTCGGCATCAACCGTCTGGAAAGCGGCAAAGTGGTCGGCGACGTGGTGTATGAAGATGCCGCCGAACGCGCGTCCTACATCACCCCGGTTCCCGGCGGCGTTGGCCCGATGACCGTCGCCACCCTGATCCAGAACACGCTGCAGGCGTGCGAAGAGTATCACGACGTTGAGGAGGCCTGA